TTGCATGGGTTGCGCCGCTGTCACGGCTTGTTGGGCCTGGTTAATGGCTTGCATCTGCAAACGCTCACGATCCATTGCTACTTTGGCATCGATTTCGGCTTGCGTTGCAGCCAAGTCTACTTGATACTTAAGTTCCATCTCTTGGCGCTTCAAAATGCCATCTTGTGCAATGCGATCACGCTCACGATCATCAGCGCGAATCATCTTTTCGCGCTCAAGGGCAAGTTCGGCGGCTTTCTTTTGAATGTCAGCCTGAATGGATTGAATCTGAACTTGCGCCAAGGCTTGCGTTGGATCGGGCTGTGGTTGTTGCGGTGGCGGAGAAAAGTCCATCGGTAATTGATTAAAGAATTGCGTCGAATCCTTGTACCCCGCCATCTCAACCAGTTTTGCTAACGTGTTAGCGTATTGACCAACCGTCACAATCGGATTGTTGGTGCCAAGCGTTTGAAGCAACTGCTCTTGCTTGCCAGCAATGGCTTGCAAGAATTGAATCTTTTCATCAATCCCGCCAGTGCCAAGACCAACGTTCACGCTTACATCCATCGAAGCATCCCAACCACGCGGATCAACCTGAACCCACTGATTGCGCAAACGAATGACGCGTGGCTTATCCTGATGCTGCGTAATCAAACGCAACAAACCTTTGAATAAACGCTTCATGCCGATTTCAGAAAACACGCGAGCAATCAATTCGATGTGTTGTTGCGCGGCCTGAACGGTAGCTTGCACCGCCAACTTGGTTGTCGATTGCAGTGCGTCGGCGTTAAGGCCCATGGAGGCTTTGGACATGCCAGTGCGGGCCTCTTTCACCTGGTCCATGTATTCCATCATCGGGAATGCCTGACCGCCGACAAATGGTGTGGTGAACGGCTGAACCATGCCAGGCGCGCGCATTCTGATGATGGCGCCGTTTTCGTTATTCAGTACATCGTCAAGATTGACTTGACCTTCAACCACGCCTGTGCGCGGATGAATCGATTGCGCCAATGAATCAAGCATATTGCGCAGAATCACTGACTTGATGCGCTGAATGTCCATGGTCACATCAGCCGTTGACATGCCAAAAAGTGTATGAGGCTCAGGGTCTGGACAGAAATAAGCAAAAGGCACATCATCCGCCGGATCGTTGGCAACGATCTTATAAGACGGTCCCATGGTGCAAATCTTGCGGAGTTCCGCCACACCATCACCGTCTTGGTCAAGCCTGATGTAACTTTCGGTATAAAGCACACGGCGTTGCGCAGGATTGTTGGCGGATTCGCCAAACATCATTTGTGCAGGATTACGCGCAATGCGCTCAATGTTTGTGTCAAGTTCGTCCTCGCCTGTGTTGGACTCGACCAACTCTTGGTCATAACCCATGGCAACAAGTTCAGACACAGTGGCAAGTTTTCTGTGCGCCACAATGTCTGCGTCTTCAAGCGTTCGCGCTCTACGGTCAACGATAAACTCTTCAGGCGCCAGGCTTTCGACACGGAAACGCTTAGTGATGACTTTGCGGCTCACCGTTACGTCGTGAATCATCACGGTTGGCGTCAATTGCTGGCCGGTCAACGGATCAATCACGGGCGGCGGTGCTGAAGGGTCTTCAGTGGACATTAAGTCCACCATCTCAACGCCTTCCTGACCAAGAATCAACGATAGTTGCGCGTCATCAAGGCCCGTGTAGTTTTCATTCTTGATTTCAATGTGCTCATCAACCCACCACTTGCAAACACCTGTCTTGCGCACCAAAGCGTCTTTGAAGATGGAGTGAAACAGCACAAAGCCATTGTTGTCTTCGTTTAGGATATAGCGCACATAATCTGTGGCCTGCTCTGCCATCGGCGCATCTTCCATGTTGCGCGGCACATACTGAACAACGTTCTCGGATGAGAAGAAAATGCGCATGAGGCTTGGCAAAATGGCCTGCACTGTGTCGCGCACATCCATCGATACAACCTGGCTGCGCCCCTCTTCTTCATCGCCAAACGGATCGCCAAAATAATATTCCGTGGCGCGGGCGCGAAGATTGCCAATCTCCAAATCAATGAAATTGGTGGCGTCAACAAGTTCAGCCGCAACAATGGCCTGAACTTCAGTTTCGTCCATGGGCTCACCGGACTTGACGCCGGTAGCGAGGTTCATTTCAACGTCCATTTACTTACCCTTATTTCTTGCGCTAATGGCTTTGGCTTTTGCTCGTGCATCGGCTTTGCTTGATGCACCCCAAGCCTTTAGGCTTAACAAAAGTCTCGTTGGTTCGCCATTTTTGTATTCTGGACCGGGCATGTTGCCCATTCTCGCAAGAAAGCTGGCGCGTCTTGGGTTATCTCCAGACTTCACAGGCGCTTTCAATGTGCCGCCTGTTTCTGCTTTGTACGATGCGCGGCCTTTGGCGTTCAATCCACCGCTTGGACTTTGGCCTTCTTTACGCTGCCACGCTGGCGTTTTCATCAATCTTCCTCACGCATAAAATTGACGCGCTGAAACTCAACGGCTTCGCGTTGGCGGCGTGAGTTCGCCATTGATGTGATGGGTCCGCCAACTAACCAGGCGTCACAGGTGCGTGCCGCTGCACACTTAAAGTGAAATAGTTCGCAATAACCAAGATCGGCGGCATCTTGCACCGCCATCTCTAAGTCTTCGTTCTCTTCGCCTTCGCCTTCTTCGTATGATTCGCCGTTTTCTTCGCCTTCTTCGCCGTTCTCTTCTTCGCTTTCATCCTCCATACCGCCTGTGATGCACTCAATCATTTCAGGCGTTTGAATGAAAGCGGCGCAGTTACCGCAACGCATCGACTTGGCTTGCGCCAGGTCCGTGTTCCACGTTTCGGCTTTGGCGTTCCAGAATTCACGGTTAGGCAATTCAGGGTTAGCAGGGCCGTAACCCACATTGGCAAACGCCCAATTGCGATTCTTTAGATTCGCAACCGGGTCTTTGGTTTCAATAGGGCATTCCATCACTTTTTCTTCGCTTTACCGGCTTCGGATAGCGCAATGGCTATGGCCTGCTTAGGGTTTGTCACTTCCGGCCCTTTCTTACTGCCGGAATGCAATTTGCCCGCCTTGTATTCGCGCATAACTTTGGAGATTTTCTTCTCGGCTTTGGTCTTTTTCATCATGATGGCAGTATGTCCGTGATGGTGACGTGAAAAGTGTGGCTATGGCCCGAAATAATGGCAACTTTATCGCCAGGATTGACCGCCACATACTCAGTTTGATAAGCAGGAATGATGGGATCATCAACCGTTGCAGTTGGGTTTGCGCCTACTTTGAAATGCAAGTGCCTGCCATCATCGGAGCCATTGGAAACACGCATCAGCGTTACGCCGGTTGCGGCAGCGTGCGATTGCTGGCTTGCGTCTGACGTTGTAAGCATCGTCGTTATGCCAAAGCGACCAATAACTTCAGGCCACAGATGCCCGGCTGAATCGCGTACTTGCTTGCTCATTTCTTGGACCTTGCAGCACGCATATTGTCAACAAGGTTTGGGTATGGCCTTCCAGCGGATTTCGCCATGGCTTTGGCGCTGGCTTTTTCCTTCTTGGATAACGGTTCGCTTTTGCCCAATGACTTCGGACGCGCTTTATCCCACACCGGCTTAGCTTTCATGGCACTACCCCCATTTGGGGGCAGACACTAGCACATTCGAGCATCAATGCGCAAGATTCATGCGCAACGCGTGGTAATCCTGAAGAAATCCGCTCATGCTGGCGAGTTTGTTAAACGCCATATCCGCTGACAAACGCGAGTGAAATAAACGCAACTGCGGTCTGCGCTCCATCTCAGCCCAATAGGTTTGCAAGATCGTGCGCCCCCAATCTTCAGCGGTTAAGCGATTGATGTTGCCGCCAAGGTATTCGTAGCGCATAAACATTTCCCAATCCACCATCCCTAATGTGTGGCGCGGGTTGTCCTTATTAGAGTCTTGGTTCGCGTGCAAACGGAACGCCCCCAGGTGCGCCCCACCACCTACCGCTGGCCCGTGGCGCGTGGCTTCCAGATACGAAGTAACGTCACCCAAGTAATGCCTTGGTGCCAACTCGCCAAGTGGCGCATAGGTCATGGTGAATGCGCACTTAGAGCGATCCATCATCACAAACGAAGGCTCGCCAATAAAGTTCTTGTGCATCGCCATAAGCCGCAAGATGTTCTCGCGTGATGACTTCATCAGTTCATCTTGATTGATAAAGCCTGGTGCGCGAAGAAAACGCCCGGCACCGTCAATCCAATGGCGTTGATGCCAAAACATCACGGCGTCACGATGATGATCCGCCAAATCAACTAAGTAGGACGTTGAAGATGGATAAATCACATCATCGTCGTACACAAAGCGCACTAAATCCGAATCTGCCTGATCCCAAAGATAAGCGTAATGCGCCACTTGATCGCCAGGACAGATAAGGTGCGTGTCAATGACTTCAAAGTCATAACGCTGCGCCATATCATTGATCATGTGGTGGTCATTTTCATCAGGACTGTGATTGCCAATGATGACTTTGATGCGCGGATAGGTCTGCGCGTCGATTGAAGCTAATGTGGTGTATAGGTGCTCAGGCTTGTACGCTGGAACAAGAATGGTTACGGGTCTCATGGTTTTCTCCAACGTTTACGCTCAAGCTCGGCAAGTTGTACCAGTTCACGCGTGCGGCGCTCAAGTTCCATCACCATTTCTTCAAGCACTTCCCATTGCAATTTTTCGTACTCTCCTCGTGGGAAGTTCTCAATCAATCCATTGACCCAGGCTTTTCTCGCCATATCGTTCAGGTTCATCCCTGTCCTTTCAATAGTTCCGCAGCATCGTCATAGCCGTTTTTCTCCAGCAACTCAATGCAATGGTTTAAGCGTGCTTCGCCTGCAACAAACTCAATCTGCGCCGCAAAGATAAAAAGATTCTCTGCGTGCTGATCAAACCCTGTGTTTCTAGCAATGCCCATCACATCGCCAATCGTCAAATCCTTCACGTCAATACCTCCTTAATGTGTTGAGGCACCCTTGGCAGTGGCGCCCAGGCAACCGCCCACTCGGACCAAGTGCCAATGACGCACACGCCGCCAGGATTGAGCAATAACATCTTCACGCCTAATGGCGGCGGGTCATCTTCGGGCGTGCGCCAGGTAGCCTGGCCTGCGAGGTAGTCTTTCACGCCTGCCCCCTTGCTCGTATGGCGTCGGCACAGCGCTGCGCTATGCCCTCAATGCTTGCCTCTGCGTCGCACAGCTGGGCGCAGGCTTCACGTTCAGAGGCAACAAGTGCCTTAAGACCCCATCGGATTTGTTGATGCGTTAGCGTCAACAAGTCGCGGTCGCCATATTGATTGCCGTGGCGATCTACCAATCTCATTGCCAGTGCGTAACGTTCAACCAGGGTCATGATGTCACCTCTGTTCATGTGTTACCCCTTGCTCGTATGGCGGCGGCGAGCGCATAACCTTCGTCGTCCCATGCACCGCAGTAATCTTCGACAACCTTTGCACACGTTTCACGCTCGGCAGCAGCAACAAGGGCAGCGAAGCGTTCAAGTTGAACATTTCCCGTGTAGCAAGTCCCCCATCGCGGATCAAACTCAATACCTACCTCCCGCGCCATGCGGATGATGTCTTCCCTATCCATCACGCAGCCCTTATTCCAAATGGGTTATGCCACAGCACTGGCGCTTTAGGCTTACGCGGCTTAAAGGTCTTGTATTCGTCTTTCACCTCGAAGTAGTTCACCATCACTTTCTTCCAAGGTATTTCAATGTCTTTTATCCCCTTGGACTTCACAATAAGATCATCTCCCGCCAACTCGGTCATGAGTTGATCAATCCTTTTGGTGGTCATATCAAACTTTGCCGCCAAATGCCAAGCATTCACAGGATTCTTCAATCCCTTTAAGTAGTCAAAAATCATCTTCTTGCTTTCCGATCTACGCATTTTTCGTTTTGCCATTTCTACCCCTCTCGATTAAACAACTGCCCTCAAGTTCCGCTTAATCGGCTTACCCCACTGTGAGTTGTAAGCCTTAGCATCGCTGGCAAAGGTCAACGCCAAAGCATCAGCCATATCAGGTGATCCAATTCCGCGTTTCCGCATCTCGTCTTTGCTCTCTAGCTTCATCTTCCCGTTGCTATTAAACGAATAGCGCGGCGAGACAAGTTCCGCCAAAAGCGACTCATCTTTAGGAATCTTGCAATCGCGTTTTTCCAACCACGCCTTCATCTTTCCCCACAACTCAGCACGCAAGTTCACATAAATCGTTCCCATGGCTGGAGACTCAGCCACGTTGATCCCACGCGCAGGCATATTCAATTCGCGCAAGCGGTCCACAACACCGGCCCCCAAGCCAATCGAATCGACAAGTATTTCAACGGGCCTGTCTTCTGGCTTCATGGCCTCGTATTCAGCGACCACCGCGCCCGTGGTCTGCATCAAATCCAACCCACGCCACTTGCGTA